AAGTACTCGTTGTCGTCTATTGTACCTATTGCGTCGCCATCAGCGTAGTACCACATGCTGTTGGTATCTCCCATTTGAGAGATTTTTTTAATAGGGTTTGCTAAAGCGTATGCCATATCTATCTCCTATTCCGCACACTTCTGTACTCTGATACCGTTATCGTCAATCAGTATTGATCCCATACTTAAGTATGAAGTCATTAAGTGAGAGACTTTTTCAGGTATATAGTTAACTTCTGTTCTAACTTCTGATCCAATACCTAGACCCATTGATGACTTGTGCCAACAAACTGTGTGTCTATCAGTTGATCCTGATGTATCTAGACCTGAGAAAACGAATGTTAAGAAACCTAAGAATCTCTTAGCTGTGTAGTTCATACCAGCATAAGGTAATTCTGAGTTTCCTAAGTACTCACTTCTTGTCCATTGATCATCAGATAATAAGTCAGACCATTGCTTTGGACCGATTGCCCAATATCTTTGGTTGTCATCTGGCACAGAATTTGTACCGAATAACGCTTGCATATCTTTAAACTTATCGACATTCATGTCAGTAGCTAAAGATGTAGCACCATTTGCACCAGCATTGTTTGCAACAGTAGTTGCAGACGCCATTGCATCAGTAATGATGCTGTCAGTCTTACGACCTAAAGCATAAGCTGCATTATTTGCAATTACGCTTCTTTCGTCAATATTGGTTTTCAGTTCATCTAGTTTGTCTACGTAATCAGACGCATAGAAATCTGATAGAGTTGCAGTCACATTTGAGTGTGAAATGTTCATAGCAACAATCTCAGCATGTCTTGCTTTTGTAGTAGCTTCACCTGTTCCAACTTTTTGGAATTTTACAGATTCACCACTAACACCGTTTACGGTACGAACTAGCCCTTTGAACTTACTACCCATTCTTTGGTATGCCATATGTACTTCAGCCTCAAACTGAGTAATAAAAGCATTAGTAATTTGAGCAGACATTCTAACCTCCGTGTTTGCTTATTTGTTACCTAGATTGTCACACAGGGGTTTGATTTGTTATCTTTACAGGCAAATCTAGGGCCTTAGTGGTCTATTGAGACCTTACTGACATATTTTTTACTGATTTTCAATTCACAAATATCAACAACATTTTCTCTTGGAATAACACAAGTGTCACCAATATCTGTTTCATTGTATGACATATATAAAATAATTACATCTGAATTATCTACTAGTAAGAAACCATCAGTATAATTGATAGCTGGTTTATACTTTTTGGCAGTTTCTGGATCAAGCCACTCAGAATGTGACTCTGCATCTCTCCACTTAACCCTCAGCCTCTTTCTTGTTTCCATAGTATTTTTCATATAAGTTTGATACTTTTTCTATGTACGCTGGGTCTTTGTCTAACCAATATCTTTTATCTTGCATCATAGATCGTAAATCATTTAAACTAGGTGCTGCTTCAATAGCAGTTTCTGTAGTAGGTATTGGAGCATCTTTATTTAGTTTCATTATTTCTTCTACTAATTTTACTCCATTAGCAGTATTTGCTATCCTAGACATTGTTTCATATGCTTCAGTAGACAAATTCTTTTTTGACCATAGTTCAGCAGCTTCTATTCTAGCAGTTGCATTTTCACCTAATATTTCTTTTTCACTTTCTAGACTTGGTAAACCATCTACTTCATTATTTATAAATGCCTTAATACCGTCATCAAATTGTTCCTGAGTAAGGCCATTATCTTTGGCTGTTTTTTGCCACCACTGTAGTAAAGGCATATCAGCATTGATATCGACATCAATTCCCTCTTCCAATTCAGGTTTGGTAATTTCGTACTTTTCAGGTACTTTAGCTCTTTTTTCTTTTTCAATATCTTCGCGTACTTGTTTGGATAATTCATCTGTTCTTGCTCCCAATTTTTTTTCTAGTGAATTATAACTTGCTGAAAGTTCTTCAACATTTACTTCATTTAAATCTTTATTCCAAAATTTTTCAGGAACATAATCAGGTCTTTCTTGAGTATTTGTTTCCTGTGTTTCTTGTGTTGCTACTTCTTCAACCATTCTTTACCTCGTCTAATTCTATTTTTAATTTGTTGTAACATATACCTTTGACCTTCCAAGTGCCATAACACTCTAGTATCAGCGGTAGGATTTACAGTAGTATTATTAACAATACTATCGAAATATTCCAATATTTTTTTGCCATCTGGATCAGAAAATACTGCAGCAAAGATTCTATCTAATTCTGCTATTTGTTGTTTACTGTCTTGGCTCTTGTGTACTAGGGATTCCCAACTCATTTTGTGCCATATTAGACTGTTGAGTAATGTTTTGCAACTCTTGAATTATCTGTTGTTGCTCTTCTGGGTTTCTAATAAGTTTTTCTGGTAATCCTAATTTATCTGCTAAATATCTAGCAACTTCATCTTGTTTAACAATCATATTAAGTATTTGTGGACCAAATGTTTGAGCTAAAATACCATTAAAGTTATTTACAACTGCTATATCTTGTTGATGTTGTGCTTGAGATAAAGGAGATTGAGATACTACTTTTACTTCTCTATTATCAATTTTAGGAATCTCAATTCTGCCTTGTTTAGATAGTATTCTAATAACTCTACGAAGTACAGGTGTTACAAACTCTGCTTGTAATCTACCAAATGATGATCCTATTTGTCTTGATAGATCAGACATTCTTTCTGCAACTTCTGTAGCAGACATTGGTGTTCCTTCAGGTCTACCAAGTGTTTCCATATATAATGCTTTTTTAATATTCTGACGCATATCACCAAGTACTAACTGTGCTACATCAAATCTACCAGCTCCAGCTAAAGGTGTAAGACCTCTACTGTTTGGAGCTACTGGAATCAAAGCACCCGGAACTAAATTTATATTATCAGGATTTACTACTCCATCATCTTCGTAAGTATATATACCACTAATATTCATCTGTGCATTTTGTAGTATTAGTTCTACTGTAAGGTTAGTAGTTTTAATAGCAGCCATACTATTAAATACTGGACCACGACCATAAACTTCACCTGATCCTTTGTTCCATCTAAATACAACATAAGGATTGCTACCAGTTCCTTCTAATTCTTTTTCAAAAATTACTTCTTCTTCATTCATACAAGCTACACAGTATTTATATTTTTCTACATTTGGCTCATCATATAAACGATATACAAGTTCAACTATATTTGCTTTTTTGTTTCCATTTTTTTCTATCTGTTCCATCATATTTTCTGACATTACAGATTGAGGATATGCTACCATAAGTTGATTGTATGGTATTTTTCTTTTTCTAAATATAGTATCTATTGAATTATCTGGCCCATTGTTTAACATTATTTTAGGTAAAGGTACTGCTGTAAATTTAATAGGATTTAATGCATCTCCTTCTTCAATAAGTAAACAACCAGTACCAATAGCACAGTCCATAAATGCTTCATGTACTTCTTGATTAAAGTTTGAGTTACCTAATACTTCAAATACATACTGTGTAATTTCGTCTAGTGCTGCATTAACTTGTGGCTTTTGATCATTTGGTATTTCTGTACCAGCTTCAAAGTTTGCCCATCTACCATATGTTGGAACTATACCAGCTTGTAATCTACTAGCAAATTCTTGTATTCCTACTACTGCAGTTTCATCAAATATTTTATCTGTTCTTCTTTGCCCAACAGTTTCTTCATAAAAAGATTCTCTTTGTGGCATAGTATATTCGTATGCTTCTTCGTATTTATCTTTCCAATGATCAAAAATACTTTCTGCATCTTGATATTTTTTAAAAAACATTTTGTAGCTACTTGTTTGATCCCCAATGTTATTCTTTTCAGGTACATCTATATAAACCATTACACCATACTCCCTGTAATTAATTGTTTAGAACTATTAAAAAACTTTCTAGATGCTTTTAATGCCTCTGCATTTCTACTTAATGCTAGTTTTCTTTCTGCATCAGTTCTGTAATTTGTAGATGAAGTTTCTTTTTCTTCAGTATTTGCAGTTTCCATTGCACTATCATTTACATTACCTCCACCTGTATTTACTCTTGCAGTAAATGATGCTGATGATTGTGCTTTTGCAAAATTTTTTGCATAGCTTTCATATGATGCTCTTCTTGCATCATTAGCCATAGCACTTGGAATCATAGGTATTCCCATTAAAGCCATTCCACCAGCTATTGCAGTTTTTAATTTTTGTTGTGATCTAAACATTGGTTGAGATATTGCAATACTTGATAATACTCCACTTGGATCACCTGATCCCATAACTCCTGAATTGCCATACATAATTTTATCAGTTCCAGATATAATTTTATTTCCTACAACATTACTAAAACTTCCAGTTTCAGCATTGTATGTGCCAAGACCTCTGTCAGCCATAGCTTTTTTAGTTTCAGTTGCAGCTTCTTCTCCGTACATTACTTTATCTTTGCCAGTAAGATTGCTAGCAACATATCCCATATTACCAGCACCAATACCTCCTACTGCTGTAAGACCTAAATTTTTTTTAACTTCTTTTCTTATTTCATTTACTACTTGATTGTTATTGGAGTTGTTATTATTATTTCCTCCACCTCCTCCACCTGAGCTTGAAGAAGTTCCTTTATTACTACTCATGTTTTCTTTCCTTCTTGATAAAACCCTCTGCCACCAGCT